GTATTGTGTTTGGCGATGCTCGATGGGACTTAAACGGCGAGTCAAAAGATCCTGCTACAATCTTAGAATTGTTAAGCAGTGATTTTGTAGACTACGACGCACCAGATCCTGACCTATATCCAAGAGGTATTTTGTTATTCAATACTCGTAGAAGCGGTTTCAATATTAAAAAGTATGTTAGAAACCATGTTAACACATCGGCAGACAATGTCCGCTACGGTGACGAGTCAATGATAGATTATGAGTCAGCACGTTGGGTATCTGATTCTGGTAGCGACTTTGGTCGTAAAGCACAGCGTCAAGTGGTTGTTGAGGCGTTAAAAGGTTTATTAAATTCTAACGCTGAAATACGTGAAGACGAAGTTCGTAATTTCAATCTTATTGCTACACCAGGATATCCTGAAGTACTACAAGAAATGATTGCTCTAAATATTGATCGCGGAACAACAGCATTTGTTGTAGGCGATGCTCCTTTTAGATTGCTTCCAGACACTAATTCATTAAACAACTGGGGCAAAAACGTTAATGCTGCTACTGACAACGGAGACGTAGGTTTAGTTAGCTCAGATGCGTATGCCGGAGTATTTTATCCAGCAGGATTAACCAGTGATAATACTGGTAACACAATCATGGTACCACCAAGCTACATGATGTTAAGAACTATTGCTTTAAATGATCAAGTATCTTATCCATGGTTTGCTCCAGCAGGTATAAGACGAGGCGGTGTTACTAATGCTACATCAGTAGGATACCTAGAAAGCAAAACAGGACAATTTAAACCTGTAGCATTAACAGAAGGACAGCGTGACACATTAGCTAATATTAGAGTTAATCCTTTAACATTCTTTAACGGTGTTGGTCTAGTAAACTATGGACAAAAAACCCTAAGTACTGGATCATCAGCATTAGACAGAATTAACGTAGCACGTTTGGTAATTTATCTACGCAGTCAGTTAAGCAGATTAGCTAAACCGTTTGTGTTTGAACCTAACGATAAACTTACAAGAGACGAAGTTAGACAGGCAGTAGAAAGTCTGTTGCTAGAGCTTGTAGGTCTACGTGCTATCTATGACTATGCTGTGGTCTGCGATGAAACAAATAACACTCCAGCAAGGATTGATCGAAATGAACTATATGTAGATATCGCAATTGAACCAGTAAAAGCAATTGAATTTATTTACATCCCATTGAGATTGAAAAATACAGGGGAGATAGCAGCATCGAGAGCATCTTAATAATTGGGGGCTTTGTCCCCCAATTATAAGAGATAAATAATATTATCCGGAGCATAAGAATATGGCAATTTCAACACTATCAAAATTAACAGTACCTTTGGCAACAGACGCTTCGTCTAGTGCTCAGGGCTTGTTAATGCCCAAGCTAAAGTATAGATTTAGGGTGGTCTTACAAGGCTTCGGGGCAAATGGAACAGTAGCAACTGAATTAACAAAACAAGTAAATGATATTACTCGTCCTAAAGTAAACTTTGAAGAAATAGAACTTCCAATTTACAACTCAAGAGTATACCTAGCAGGTAGACACAATTGGGAACCAGTAACATTAAACGTGAGAGATGATGCTACAGGATCTATCCAACGCCTGTGCGGTGAGCAGATTCAGAAACAATTTGACTTCTTCGAACAATCAGGAGCAGCATCTGCTCAAGACTATAAGTTCACTACACTAATCGAACTACTAGATGGCGGAAATGGTGCTCAAACACCTAACGTGCTAGAAACATTTGAATTGTACGGTTGTTTCGTACAAAACATCGATTACGGTGATTTAAACTATACATCAAACGAACCAGCAATGATTGCACTAGCAATACGTTACGATAACGCGATCCAATACAAAGGCGGCGGCATTGACGGCATTGGTAGAAACATTGGTGCTAGAACTCTTGGTAGCCTAGCTACAGGAAGTTAATATCACAAAATTAAATCAAGCCCGGAATCCCCGGGCTTTTTTTATCACTAAATAATATTATGGCAGATAAATTCACACGATTCCTTCAAGGAGTAGGGCAAGGCATCACAAACCCCAAGGGAAATCTTGGTGATGCTCGTCACGCGGCTCGACTATATCTCGATAACGGAATGTCGCGGGCACCAAGAACTAAATTCCTGTATCATGTTCAGTTTAACATAAACCAACCTGCTGTAGCGTCATCTACATATCTAAAAAATAATCAACAGGCAATCGACATGTTAGTAAAACAAGCCGATTTACCTAAAATTACTTTTGAGCACGAGGTTAAAAATCAATATAACAGGAAACGTGTAATTTACAAAGAAATAAAATACGAACCACTAAATCTTGTTTTTCATGACGACAACTTAGGGGTAATAAATGCTTTATGGGCTCAATATCTTTCTCATTATTCTAATGAAAGATTTCTTCCTCCTGATTTTTGGACACAGACAAAAGGCGGAGTGTATGCTCCAGATCAAACTACAACCGGAGCTCCCAAAGCAGGCGGAGGCATTACTAACACAGGAAGAACTTTAGGGGCAATAGAAGCTGGACAAATTCGATACGGCCTCGATGTTGATAAAATAAATTATACAAGACCATTCTTTGGTTCAATTACTATATACACTTTAAGTCGAAAAAAATTCAATGCTTATACGTTGATTAATCCCCATATAACAAGCTGGAATCACGGAAACGTAGATCAAGGCTCTAACAACGGCACAATTGAAGCTACGATGAATATTGTTTATGAATCAGTTTTATATGGAACCGGTTCTATTATTGACAGAGGAGTACCTCGAGGTTTTGCTGATCTATATTATGATAGAACTCCTAGTCCTTTAACTATAGGGGGAGGCCAAATTTCTACTATATTTGGCCCAGGCGGGTTAATTAACGCAGGGTCGCAAATTATTGAAGATGCTTCAACAATATACGGAGTTAACAACGTCCAAGGTGCTTTTTCTAGAACAGACGGGTTACAGGCTGCTATCAAAGCTATTAATTTTTATAAGAGTCTAGCATCTCTTCGTCCAGAAAATTTAGTCGCAGAAGCAACAAATATATTACTAACACCCACAGGGCAAGATAATGTTACCAGTGGATTACCTGGTATATCCTTTGGAACAAACAAGAGGGCAGAATGAATAGTGTCTTAACTAATTTACCGACTACACAATCTACTGATAGTGCTGATAGAAGTAGAGTCTATTTAAATAATTTTGGACAGCGAGGTGAAGAATATCTCGGCAGTGACGTAGATGCTACTATAGGATTTTTAACTAATAAAGGTTTTGGCCTCGAAGCAGCAACAGTTACAGCCATGGTTCTTTTACAACAGGCTAAGAAAGACGGATTTCCTGTTTTTCAATTATTAGAAACTTTGGATTCTTTGAAACAGTTAGAACTTACAGGATTAGTGGCTGAGATATTAAATCAAAATCGTAGCCAAACATCGAGATTGGGTTTTAGGACAGTGATTACTGCTAATCAACTCAAACTTAGAAACATTAGAGCGTAATGGTTAAATTTGCTCAAGGTAAATTTGAAATGAAAAATCCCGACAAATATATCGGGAAGAAAACACCGCTGGCACGTAGTTCATGGGAATTTGTTTTCATGCGTATGCTAGACGAGCACCCGGGAGTGGAAAATTGGGCATCAGAAAGTATCCAGATTCCTTATAGAGACCCGCTAACAGGCAAATATACAATATATGTGCCTGATTTTTTTATTGTTTACAATGACAAAGGCGGAAAAAAACACGCCGAACTAGTAGAAGTAAAACCTAGTAATCATACTTTTTTAGAAAAAGTAGGAAAGAGCAGATACAATCAAGAACAATACGTAAAAAATCTTGCCAAATGGGAAGCTGCTACTGCTTGGTGTAAGCAACAAGGAATTCGTTTTAGAGTAGTTAACGAAGACGATATTTTCCACAAAGGTTCAAAACGCAGATAAGTATAGTATGACGAAAAAACTCGAAGAACTTTTTAACTTAGAAGATACTAGAGCTGTTGAGGCTAAAGTTCCTGTGATTGAAGAATCTAAAGAAGAAGTTCGTGATCTAGAAAGAAGTTATCGCGAAGTAGATGCTATAGCAGGACGTTTGCCAGATATAGCAGATTTAGAAAACCTAGGCGAAAACGAATTAGACGCATTGGCTAAAAAAGCTGAAGATGCCTACGACGATCTTATGGATTTAGGCATGAACGTAGAAGTACGCTACAGCGGACGTATTTTTGAAGTAGCAGGTACTATGCTGAGAAATGCTATAGATGCTAAATCAGCAAAGATTGATAAGAAATTAAAAGCTATAGATGCTAAGTTAAAAAAACTTAAAATTGACAAAGATGCTGGAGATGATGATTCTAATAACATGCTCAGCGGACAGGCGTTTGTAATAACTGATCGCAACGAGTTGTTGAAAAAACTCCAGGGAAAGGAATAAATACTGATATGAAAACATTCAAAGAATATCTATCTGAAAGCAAAAAAACCTACGGTTTCCGTATCAAGGTTGCTGGCCCGTTGCCCGAAAGCTTTGAAGAAAAAGCCAAGGCAAAGATGGGCAAGTATGGTTGCGGAAAATTTGAAAAAGTAGCTACTACACCTATACAAAAAACAGCTCTAGAATTTCTAGATCTATCTAATATAGAAGTCACAGTGTTTGAATGTGAGTGTTCATATCCAGTAACACCACAACAAGTACAGATCGATGTACACGAATCAACCGGTATTTCTAATACACATCTTCGTGTAAGAAATGTCAACGATCCGTTCGAACAAGCAGAGCCAGCTGAGGGCCCTAGCGGTAAAGCCTTGTTAAACGACAGCGAATTAAAAGATTCTGAAAAAATCAAACATAAAGAAAATTTTGGTAATGAATTCACAGCAGCTTTCTTGAAAGACATTGCTAAAGTCAGTAAAGAAAGAACTAAAGAAAACAATCAGGGCGAATATAAAATGCCCAAAGCACCTAAACAAGATAAAGCAGGCACTAAAAGTGCCCTAGGGAGTTAATATGGATTTTAAAGCTATACTAGAAAAGATGGCTGAGCTAAATGCTAGCGAGGTATCAGAGGAGTGTGGCATGCCTATGTCAACTCCATCGCCAACACCACCAACTGCTCCACCGTCGATGAGTATTAATCTTAATGCTCAAGGCATGGACAATATTGAATCATTAATGCAGTTGATTACCAAAGTGAACCCTACCATGGGATCACCTATGGGAGGCAATGTCAGCGATCCGACCCTGCCTATGGTTAAAACAGAACCATCAATGGCATCGTTGAGAGATAAACTATTACCAAAACCACCTGCGTTGGCCGATAATGATATTGACCCAATGGATAATATGAGTGGGGAAGAAGAATCATTTGCTAACACACCAGATGGTGGAGCAGATCCAGAGATTAAACCTATGAGTGCTGCTATTCCAAACGGAGACGATCTAAATCGCAAGAAACGTCAGTTCCCTGCTACACAGCCCGGCGACAATCCTATGGCTGTAGAAGATATCAAAGCACAACTAGAAGCTTTGTTAGCAGAAATCAAATCTAAATAAACAATCATAAAAACCAAATAGGCTCTTCGGAGCCTATTTTTTTCATTAAATAGTTGTATGGCAAAATCACTCGACGGTAATCTGATCAAGAAAGCACATGCTCAGATCAAGTATACTTTAGAAGAAGTAAAGCATCTAGAAGCATGTATGGATCCTATAACAGGGCCATTGTATTTCTGTAGAAATTTTTTAAAGATCCAACATCCTGTTCGTGGAAGCATTCCGTTTGAGCCGTATGAATATCAAGAAAGATTGATACAAGCCTATCACGAAAACAAGCAATGTATAGCTATGTTACCCCGTCAGATGGGTAAGACTACCTGTGCTACTGGTTATCTATTATGGTACACAATGTTTGTACCTGAAGCACAGGTTTTGATCGCTGCTCACAAGTATGAGGGTGCTCAGGACATTATGAATCGTTATCGATATGGCTATGAAAATTTACCTGATTTTATCCGTGCTGGCGTTTACAGTTATAACAGGAATACTATTGAATACGATAATGGTGCTCGTATCCAAGCAACCACAACTACTGAAAACACAGGTCGTGGTAAGTCGCTATCCTTGATTTACTGTGACGAGTTTGCGTTTGTACAACCACCAGAGAAAGCCAAAGAGTTTTGGACTGCGTTATCACCAACATTGTCAACAGGTGGTAAGTGTATTATTACATCAACTCCAAACTCAGACGAAGATCAGTTTGCTTTGATATGGACCGAGGCTAACAAGAAGTTTGACGAATTTGGAAACGAAGCTAAATTAGGAGCTAACGGTTTTTACAGTTATTTTGCTCATTGGGCAGAACACCCGGATCGCGATGAAGAGTGGGCAAAAATAGAACGTGCTAAAATTGGCGACGAGCGTTTCCGCAGAGAGTTTGATTGTGAATTCTTGATTTTTGATGAAACCCTAATCAACGCAGTAAAATTAGCAGAACTCAAAGGTGTCGATCCTGTAATGACTATGGGGCAAACACGTTGGTATAAAGAAATTAATCCACAGGCTACGTATCTAGTAGCACTTGATCCTAGTCTAGGCACCGGCGGCGACTACGGTGCTATACAAGTTTACGAAATGCCTTCGATGGAACAAGTAGCAGAGTGGCATCACAATCTAACACCTATCCAATCGCAGGTAAAGCATATGAGAGAGATATTAAAATATATTGCTGAACGTGCTATGGAGTTAGGTGGTCAGCCACAAATATATTATTCTGTTGAAAATAACACATTGGGCGAAGCAGCGTTGATAACGATTAACGATATAGGCGAAGAAAACTTTCCGGGACTATTCTTAAGCGAACCTATACGAAAAGGTCATGTACGTAAATTCCGAAAAGGATTTAATACTACACATAGGTCTAAAGTAACGGCTTGCAGCCAACTTAAAAATATGCTAGAAACCTATAAGATGAAGATAAACAGCAAACCGCTGATTTCTGAGTTAAAAACATTTGTAGCACACGGAGTAGGATTTGGTGCTAAAACAGGCGAACATGACGACCTAGTATCGTCTACTCTGCTAATTATACGGATGGCTGGTATTTTAGCCGATTGGGATCCGCATATCTATGAAAAAATGACGGAAAGGTTATCTGAAGATCAGATGCCTATGCCCATTTATGTAAGTTCTATATATTAAGATAAATATAAACATGGAAGATAATATCAAAAGCGTAAGCACTGACCTTTTTTATAAGATTAGAAGCCGTTTTTCTGGCCTAAAATTAGGTTCCGAATTAGGCGAAATTACCATCAACCCAGAAGATGCGGTATTCTTTGACTTTGATTACATGGAGGGAGAAAACCCTGTAGGGCATGTAAGTATCAGTTTAGCCGAGCCTGGGAATATGAAAGTCTACTATAGTACGGGCATTACTGAAAATATGGATGCTGTACAAAAAGATGGTTGGTACGATTTTCTAAGAGGTCTTAGAGAGTTTGCCAAACGTCGATTAATGAGTTTTGACACACGCGATATTACCAAAGATAATTTAGATCAAAGAGACTTTAGTTTCTTAAGTCAATATGCAAATAATACACCTGTCGGAGAGGGAGTTATGAAAGAAGGAATGTACGGTACTGCTAAAACCAGCTACCAAAAATTAGAAAACACACGTTTGATCATCAAGCATGATCAACAAGTAGATGAAACCAGCCCCGGTGCTAGAACTAGACACATCAATGCTATGTTCATCGAAAACGGCCAAGGTGAGCGATTTAAATATCCGTTCATCCATTTGGCAGGTGCTCGTGCTATGCAGAGACACGTACAAGAAGGCGGATTGCCTTACGATGATATCGGTAAACACATTATCGGTATCAGCGAAAAAATAGCACACCTAAAGAATTTTGGAAATTATGTAGTACGTAATGATCTTATGAACTCCGAAACTAATGAGATTGTTGGTCGTGCTCATGAAACACTAGACGGTCTTAGAGAAACAATTAAGAAACTAGCTAAAAGAACACATTACGAGCAATTCAAGGCACAGTTCCAGGCAGAACAAGTAACAGAGGTTCCAGAAGAGTTCATCGAAGATCTAACAAATAAGTTTACAGTAAAGAATTTCAAAGAAGATATCAAGGCCGCATTCCCTATCATTTATAGCCTAATGCAGACCAAAGAAGATATACACTATGACGACATAGTCGCGATGACACAATCAACTAACGAAGAAGTAGAACTCGACCTCGACAGCGTAGAAGAATTTAATGATCCATTTTCAAAATTTGAAGATTGGGCCATGAACCTAGGCGAAGATAATGCTATTACTAGTCAAGACGAAGAAGAAAAGGCAGCGGCTGTTGAGAAACTACAGTCATTGGTGGGTGAACATTTCCCAGCAGGTGTAGATGGACAGAATGCTATCAGCAGCCTTAAAGGCATAATCGATGATCCGGAATTAGCACGTGAAATCAAGGATGCTGCCCAAGAAGACGCAGACACTTGTGTGCGTCCGTTGGTGTATCAGTGGTTAGAAAACAATGCTCCTGACGTTGTAGATGAATTAGATTTTGGCGATATGGATATGCCAGCACAGGAATACGATGATGAAGGCGGCGAAACTGATGATAGTTATGCCCTAGCATCAGCAGGCCATGGATCTGACGAAGACTATGGAGATTTTGGCAATGAATACGAAGCTGCCAATCCTAATGACCCAGAATACGACAAAGCAGACGATTACGATTTACCACCAAGTATGAGAGGCAAAGGCACTGACAAATATCGTTTACCTGATCCAGCAAAGCATGACGACAGACATGCTCGAGATTTCCGTAAGAGATCTGGTCAAGAAGAATCTTTGAACATACAAGAACTAGCTGAATTTATGTACAGTTGTTATGACAGCATGTCTGAAACTTTTCCAAAAGGTCCAGAGGCTGTGATAATAATGGCAGGCAAAAAATATGGTCCAAAGGCAGAACAAGTAGCTCGACAGTTTGTAGAGCGTATGGCACCTAATCAAAACACACAAGTACCTCAAGTTAATGAACTAGCAAGAATTAAAGAATTATCTGGACTATAATTATACTTTAGATTGAGATTGGGCACTTCGGTGCCCTTTCTTTTGATCAGTTTTACCATTTGCTATCAGTCTTACCATTTCGC